GAATATTATTTAAAATATTTAGAAGATAGACCGGAAGGATCTAAAGGAAAACCTATTCCATTAAAAGATTTTGCTCCAGAGTTTATAAGAGAAAATGCAGCTGAAGGTGGACGGATGGGTTTTTCAGATGGTTTAAGTGCCTTATCTTTTGGTAAAGAACAAAATATTTTTACTCCTTTAAGTTTTCAAAAAATTTTAGGTGCTGCAGGTCAGAAAAAAAATCCTCAATCATATAAAATTATAGTTGATGCACTTAAAAAAGCAGGAATAACTTACACACCTAGAATTGGAGGTTTGGGAGCTGATTTTGACAACGTTACAAAAAAAACAATTAATATTTTTAATAAAGAAGCAACTAAACTAAGAGCTGACGCAGGTTTACCAATGAGTAGGTATCAAACAGATAAAATTAAAAAAGATATAGTTATTTTTGTTAAAGATAAAATTAAAAAAAGTGAATATGTTTCACGTCCAGTTATTTTAGAACATTTTGGTTTAGATAAGCAAAAAGGAAATAAGTTAATAACAAGATCGTTAGGTAAAAAAGTTGGACCAGATACTTATGAAGGTGGACTTCTTAATAAATTAGGACAAGAAGAAAAAAAAGCAATTGCTAAAGCAAATTTTGCTAAAGCTAGTGCTGTAACAATGGAAACTAAAAATAATGTTTTAAAAATAATTAATGATGAATTTAGATTAGATCCAGATTTATCAAACAGTGAAGATTTAGCTAGAACTATTTATGGAGATCAATTTCCAAAAGGAGACATGAAAAATATGTCTATAGAAGATTTAAGAAAAGCAGAATCATTGGTTAGACAAACAGATAATGATGTGATGAGTTATTTAAGAGTTATAAAAGGTCTAAGAGATAAACCAGATGGAATGAGATTACCTACACAAAATGTTATAAATGATATTACTGATAATATATTAAGTGGTATTGAAGATGAGTCAGCACCGGGACAAGGGTTTAAGAAAAAAGGTTTTAGATTTTCTTCTGGTCTTTTAAGAGATTATAAAATGGCTCTTATAAATAAAAATCTTAATCTAGATCCAGATACGTATCGTTCACAAAGAGACTTAAAAATTTTAAAAAATCAAAATTTAGATGAAGTTTTTTCAATGAGTGCTTTAGCTGACATAGCACCAGGTTATACAACTAAAGTTCAAAGTATTTCTAAAACAATTAATAAATCAAAAGCAGCTAAAATTGACCTACCTTTTCAAAAAATAATGAATGCGTTAAACGAAGGTAAAACTTCAATGCAGTGGAATGGAAAAACTGTTCCAATAGAAGATGCAATAAAAAGTTTTAATAAAACTTCTTCTGAGTTTTCAAAGAAAAATAAAGTTCAATCACCTAAAATAAATTATAATGAAAAACTTGATGAAGCTATATTAGACTCTTATGGAAAAGCTTCTCAAGAAAATATAAAAAAAGTTTACAAAGATAAAAATTTTTTCTTATCAGATATAGACCCTAAAATTAAAACAGAAGATGTATTAATAGATTACATTGACGGCAAAGGTGGAACTACATTAAATTCAGGATTCAACACTGATTTGTTAATGAAAGATCCAGCAGTTCAAAAACTGTTAAACTCTAAAGCAGGACAAGCAGTAAAAAATGCAGCAAGAGGAGCAGCTGGTACATTTGGTAAAGTATTTGGTGGAGCTGATGTAGTTCTTGGAGTGCTAGATTATCAAAACAATATTAGTAAAGGTCAAAGTGAAAAAGAAGCATTAGGCAACGCAGTTCAAGCAATGTCGTTTGGTTTATACAAGAGTGGTGACAGAGCAAGAGTAAAAGAAGTCAAAAATCTTTTTGTAAAACAAGGTGGTGACGGAGAAATATTTGATCAAGCAACTGCATTAAATGCTAAAGATCAAGAAATAAATGATCTTATTTTTAACAGCAAGAAAAAAGCAGATACTTTTGTAAGATACGCTAAAGAAGGTAGAGGAGTTTTAACTCCTGATTTAGAAAAATCTAAAGCAGGTTATGATGTATTAAAAAAGAATTTAAACGAAGAAATTAAAAACAAAATACAAGAACGAGATAACATGGCTAAAAGTTATAAAACTAACTTACAAGTAAGTGAAGCTGGAGCACCTATTAACATTGGTGGACAGGAATTTTTTAGTAAACCTTTTAAAGATGTAAAACGAGCTACAATGGATAAGATTGCAGAAGATAATAGAAAAGCATATGATATGCAAAAAAGACAGGTTAATTTTACTTCTGGTAAATATGGCAACTTTTTACAAAACAATATTTTTACAATGAACCCACAAGAAAAAGCAGAACTTCAAAGACAAATTAATAATATGGATGAAAGAGAATTATATAAATTTAATTTATCAAGAGGAATGGATCCTGATAATTTAATTAGAGCAGAAGATTTATTAAATATTAAATCAAGTAATCCTGATTTAATGGGTGTGAATACAACTAAGTATGTTAATTATGATGACCGAAAAGCCGAAGGTGGTATAACAACATTAAGGAGTAAATATGAGTATAAAAAATAAACCAGCAAATAAGAAAAAACCAAACTTAGCACAAAAGCTGAGAGCTAATCCTGGTTTTAAATGGTGGGCAGTGCCACCTAAAAAGGGACCTTTATCACAAGGGTTGAAATTACCATCAAAACAAGTTAAGAAAGTATAGGAGAATAAATATGGCAGATATGGATAAAAGTCTCCCTAACGAGCGACCGGAAGATGACGTTCTAAGAGAACAAATGGAAGAAGTCGATGTTGCAGAAGAGTTAGGTAAAGGACCAGTAGAAATTACAGAAGACGAAACCGGGGCTACAATTGATTTTGACCCTAATGCAATGCCGATGCCTCAAGAAGGTGGAGATCATTTTGCAAACTTAAATGAATTACTTCCAGAAGACGATACTGATGAAATTGGTAATCAATTACAAAATGATTACATGGAGTACAAAACTTCAAGAGCCGAATGGGAAAGAGCTTATATTACTGGCTTAGATCTTTTAGGATTTAAATACACAAACAGAACAGAACCTTTTCAAGGAGCATCTGGTGCAACTCACCCAGTTCTTGCTGAAGCTGTTACACAGTTTCAATCATTAGCTTATAAAGAATTATTACCTGCAGATGGACCTGTACGAACTCAAGTAATGGGCGCGACTGATGCTGCAAAAGAAGCACAGGCTTTAAGAGTAAAAAATTTTATGAACTATCAGATCATGGATCAAATGAAAGAATACGAACCCGAGTTTGATCAAATGTTATTTTATTTACCTTTATCAGGTTCGACTTTTAAAAAAGTTTATTATGACGAATTAATGGGAAGAGCTGTTTCTAAGTTTATTCCTGCAGATGACCTTGTTGTTCCGTATACGGCTACCTCATTAGACGATGCGGAATCAGTCATTCATGTTGTTAAGATGTCAGAAAATGATTTACGTAAACAACAAGTAGCTGGTTTTTATTCAGACATAGAACTGACAAAACCAACTGGAACAATAACAAATGATTTAGAAGAAAAAGAGAGAGAAGTAGAAGGAATTAATAAATCTCAAAGAACCGACCCTCTATACACAATTCTAGAATGCCACGTTAATTTAGATTTAGAAGGTTTTGAAGATGTTGGTCCCGACGGAGCACCAACTGGAATAAAATTGCCTTACATCGTTACAATCGAAGAAGGTAGTAGGAAAGTTTTGTCTATCAGACGAAACTTTGCGCCCAATGATCCAACCAAAAAGAAAATCCAATATTTTGTCCACTTTAAGTTTCTGCCAGGACTAGGATTTTATGGTTTAGGATTGATACACATGATTGGCGGATTGAGTCGTACTGCAACTGCGGCTCTCCGTCAGTTACTAGACGCAGGTACATTATCAAACCTGCCGGCCGGATTTAAACAACGAGGTGTCAGAGTAAAAGATGATGCCGCAAATATACAACCAGGAGAATTCAAAGATGTTGACACTCCAGGTGGTAATTTAAAAGATGCTTTTGTATTCTTACCTTACAAAGAACCGTCACAAACTTTATTACAGCTGATGGGAATTGTAGTTCAAGCAGGACAAAGATTCGCGTCCATTGCTGACATGCAGGTTGGGGACGGGAATCAACAGGCCGCTGTTGGTACGACCGTAGCTCTTTTAGAACGTGGTTCAAGAG